GACGCGTGTTTTTTTTTCCTTTCCTAAGGGAAATTCTTTACATAACACGCATGTTATGAGGGTATTCGTAAGTTTTTATTTATTTATGTGCTTTCTCAGCTTTTATAAATTTTTTAGTTTAATTTTATCTATATTTATATAGTTTAAGAACAGCTTAGGACTACACTGGTGAATTCCATGTGACCGAAGATCTTAAAGAATTTCAAAATAGTTGCACTAAACTCTTTTCAAGACACTTCCTACTTTTGCCGAAAATTTATGATATAAAACAATTCATACCAAAAACTTCCGTCGAAAGAATAAGAAATAATCTTAAACAGAGTTGATTTAGAGCATACTATTGCAAATCTTTAAGCACCAACGGTACATGAAAAACACCATGTATCGCTCACTCTTAAAGTTTTAGTTTCTTTTCGTGGGTGAAATCAACAAATATCCCAACTTGTTTTAATCTAAACAAGCAAACTTTACCACTAATCTATATCCGATACAGTGGGACTTGCACTTTGCGAAGTGAGAAGTCGTGTTGCTGCTCCAGCGGCCAATCCTCCAGGAGGTCCAGCAAAAAATTCACCAATTGCTCCGGCTACCACTGGTAATGCTTGATTTAATGCAGATTTTGCTACTGCTACCAAGCCACTACTAGCGTATTCCAGGGCTGTTAAAGATTTTGCATGAGCCTCTTTTAATTGTGCTGCTGGTGGTTGTGTACTATTCACAACAGGCAAAGAAGACATTACTGCTCCCATACCTGATGAATCAGAGTGTGATTGAGTTGGTTGCTGCCTATCCCCTATCATTTCATAGTAATTAAAGAGTTCGTAACCCCAGGTTTGACCTAAGGTCGCTCCTGTTACATAAATCAACAGAGAATACCGCGGATCACCACCCGGTGCTATAACATAAGGGTTATACGCAAACTGGGCCGGGTCATCAGGTCGATAACAGACGGACTCACTCTTTCTGACTGCTGGAGCCTGAATAGTAGTACGATATCTCAAGAAATCGTTTTCATTAGTTCCGGCTAAAATGTCGGTGTTTTGCGGCTGCCTATGCAGGACTACCAAACCACCTCTATTGAATTCAGATCCTTGAAACCAAGCTCTTAACCCGCAACCTACTAACCTATATTGAAGGTTAGGGGCTGTTGCGTTCGAAAATGCCGAGTCATTTATTGATCCCACCACTCCTGCTGCTGTTCTGTTATAAACATTCAGAACATATGCGGAAGTGGTAGACAATGCTTGGAAGGAGTCTATTGTTGGTAAGAATGGTGCTGCCACCACCCAACCAACTCCTCCAGTTCCAATTACAAAATTGCCTCTGACTCGTGTGCCAAACTTGTATGACGGAATGCAGATCGCATCCGGGATGCAGGGTAGCTCGCCGAAGGGCGTGAAAGGGTCAATCAAAGCACGTAGATACATTTGTGAACATTTAGACAATCTAGGAACGTTCACAACAATCATATCATTACGGCCAGGATTTTTACGAGCTGTGTAAACCGCTCTTTCCTTTATTGCCTTTCCGCGTCTACTCCCAGTAGTTGCGGCCAGGTACTGGTCATATCTTATTGATATGTCCTTTTTTGAAAGGCCTTTAAGCTTTGTACTGTGCTTTTCAGTCCATTGTGTGTATGTTAACGTTTTAGCTGACATATCCTCTTTTCACGCCACCACCATCCTATAGATTATAAAAAAACAATAATCTATGTGAAAAAAGTTTTAAACCTAGCTACTCAAACCCAAACCTCAATGCATCATAGCTTTTACTGTCGTATAGCACTGATGAGAGTTCGGCCATAGTTGATTGGCTAAGTTTATAATTTGCTCTACAATGGCCTATTAAATCGAGAAGAACATCTCTGATAAATAGGTTATGATATGAAAGATAGTACAGGCCCAATAGCTTTTGTACATAAACTTCATGTGTTGGTCGTTTCAGACCATACAAGATAGCTGATGCTATTTTTCCAGCTCTAGGGAGTGGAATGTAACGTCCAAAGTTATCACAATAACTAACTGTCGAGCCAAGGAATTCAAATCCCAATATATTCTCGTGGTTAGTTTTCGCGAACTTGAAAGCTGACATTTTTATCTCTAAGCCAAAATGCGAGTAAAACTCTATTATGTCTGAAGGAAATGTTTCTGTATAAAAATTCTCAAATATACCTGTGAAATTATCATCTCCCATTACATTAACTAGTTGTTTATTCACCTGCTTGTATGTTGGCATTTTGCCGTGCTTCTTGAAATATAATCTTATTAGAACGTACATCATAATAAGTATATGTGCTAAGCAATTGTCTGATGTAGTATTACCACTACCAGATCTATTTCCTTTGTCCATTTTAATGAGAAATCCAGC